TATTCTCTGACCCTTGTATGGAACTGTAACTGCTATCGAATCACGGAAGTTGCCTTTGCCCGTTAGGAAGCCCTTGTAATCTTCACAGTCCAAGTCCATACAAAGTTCAGTCATTGTTTCCTCAAGCCTTGCTATCGCAATGTATTCCTCAGCATCGTTGCTAGAGAAACCCACTGCGTAGCACAGGCTATCGGCATCAATGAGTGCTGTTATCACAGGATGTCGTCATCCAAGTCATCGGCAGCAGCTTCGGCATTGTACTTTACCAAGTCGGTAATGACAATCTTTGCCAGTGATGCGCTAACACCTTTCTTGTTCTTCCAAGTCCAGCTATAAGGCTTAATCAATGCCACAGCCTTAGAGCCGTTGCCTACGGTGTCCTTAACCTCATTGCCTTCTTTATCGTAAGGCTGGATAGCGTAGTTTGACTTGACTGTCAAGAACCAACCCTTCTCAGGTTTGTCTTCACGCTTGCGTGGCTCAAGACCAATCGACTCCAATGCTTCCACAGCCTTGTCAGACAGGTTAGCCAAGTCACATTGGAACTTGCCGCTCATGTCGTTAACACGGTCAAAGAAAGCCCACTGAATTTCTGCTTCGATTTTTACTGGTTTAATTTCCATTTTAAAACTCCTTATCTACTACGGTTTATGAATACTGCTACAGCTATTGTACCACAACTACTGCAGGGTTTGGGTAGAGTAATTAAGACTTTCTTCTAATGTCCCATCTTCTATATCCAACACTGCATCCTTCAAAAGCTCGTATGTTTCTTGTAAATCAAAGGACGAACTTAGCGAATAAGTCCCATCTTTGTAGGCAGAGACAGCCACCATCCCAAGCAAGTTCTCGTCTTTTTCTTCTGTCATATCTTTTTCCATTTTTCTAAATAGGATGATGCTGCGGATAAAATCTCTACATTGTCTTGAAACAGTCCTAAAGCCCTGTTGCAATTATGACACAATAAATCTCTTACTTGTCCTGTGTCGTGGTCATGGTCGACAACCAGCTTCTCAGTGTGTCCGTTTTTACCGATAGTGAATCCTTCTGTGCCGCAAATCATGCAGGTATGATTTTGTAAGTATTTCTTGACTTCATACTCTCTTTCTGTTAGACCGTAATTTCGTTGATAGTATGCTGTTTTTCCTTTACAAGCAACACAACAATACTTTTGCGAAGGCGCTGTTGGCGTGTAGGTGTGTCCACAGGTTAAGCAATTCTTTTCTTTGAAGTATGGATTAGGGTATTTCATTAATGACTTTCGCTCCAGTTAGTGCCAATATGATACTCCGCATCCATCGGACAGCGTGTTTTTAAAACCAGCCCCGCAGTCCTTGCCGCTTCGACACAGATTTGTCCAACGACTTCAGCGTCGGATTTCGAGGTTTCAATCTGTATCTCATCGTGTACCCATGCAACAAGTCTATAAGGTATCTTGCGCCTCCGCAGCGTTTTCCTGACTTCGATGAGCCACTGCTTGGAGACAATAGCTCCTGCACCTTGTAGGAGTGTATTGACCGCCGAATGTGCGGAGCGTATATTAAGTCGCCTACCGTCAAGACCCGGAATCGTCCCTTTAGCAGACATCCTTTCAATCTTGTCACGAAGACTTTTGAGTTTTGGCATCGCTTTGAGATACCGATTAATAACTGCTTGTCCTTCTTGCGCTGAACAATTAAGAATCTGACCAATCTTTGCGCCACCTGCCCCGTAAAGAAATGCGAATCCAAAACGCTTTGCTTCTGCTCTAGTGGAAAGACCAGCCGCTTGCCTGTTTTTTTCATGGATGTCTCCTGATAATAATGTATTGGTGTAGTCTTCATCGTGCATATAATGAGCAAGGCAGCGCAGCTCAAGCTGTGCTAAGTCAACACCTACTAACGCATTGCCTTCGTCAACTGTCCACAGCGAACGACACTCCTTGCCATACACTGCGTCCATGTTTGGCACTTGCGCCATATTAGGCGACATATGCGTTGCACGTCCGCTAATAGCGCCGTTAGTGATGACACGACCATGAACCCTACTGTCTGCACCTACTGCGTCTAGCCACGATGTAATCTGTGCTATCCGCTTTTGTAGCATCATGTACTCTGCGAGGGCTTTCGCTTCCGGGTAGTCGAGACTGGCGAGGACTTCTTCGTCGACGATGACGCTACCTTTTTCGGTACGCTTTTTGGGTTTCCAACCCTTTTCTTGAAGTCTTTTAGCAATTTGCTGTCTGCTGCCGGGGTTGAACGGCGTGACGATGTCGTTGAGCGGCTTACCACTTGTGCCATGTGTTCTGCCACTGATGACGACTGGCGGAAAGAGGGTTTCCATTTCAACTTGAATAATATCCAACTTAGTTTTAAGTTCAGATAATAGTTGTATAGCTTTAGACATATCCAATTTGAAACCGTTTCGCTCTTGTTCAGCAATGATAATTGCGACTTGGTGTTCGAGCGTAATACTTTCTTTTGAGAAACCATTTTCCATCTCCTGAGTTAAATGTTTATAAAGCTCTGCTGTTACTTTTGTATCTTGTGTGCAATACCACAACAACGCTGACATAACAGGTTTGTCAAACGCTAAATTACTTTGGTCAACTTTTTTACCGTTTTCATCTTCACCAATTAAAGGCTTTCCTGTAAGCCAAGACCATATCTTTTTATAAGGTGCTTTGTAGTGTCCTAAACGATTGCCCCAAGCCTCTAGCGAGTGTCCATCTTCTAGGCTAGGATTGTACAGCCTAGACAATACCAGCGTATCTACTAACTGTGACTTTTTGACAGTAATTCCCCAAACCTTCTTTAGTACAGGGAAATCAAAGAAGATACCGTTGTGGGTAACAACGCTGTCGCAGTTGTTGATAAAGTCTTGCAGTGAAGCTGGTTGCACAAACGTAGATACAACATCCTTGTCAATGTCACGACACACAACACACCAGATTTTATCGTGGGTGCTGTTGGTCTCGATGTCAAGGACTATGCGCATACGTTAATCATTTTAACCAAACTTTGCAGATTAAGCAAATACAATCGTGAAGTGTTGTTATCGCCACCACTCACAATCCTTGGCATTGTCTGAACAATATAATTCCTGAGTATTTTAGTCGGGATTACCAAAGTCATCACAATGTCATTACCTAGAGCAAGGTTATGAAACCAGTATTCTGCCTCGGTAGTAGCGATGCCGCTAGGCTTACCACGACTCTCAAACTCAATGACGATGTTGCCGGTGGACTTCCACTTCTCTCGCTCAGTCTTTACTTCTATCTTGCTGTGCTGCAACATATCGGCAACCTTCTTCTCAAACACTTGTCCGTACTGTAAGTCAAGGTCGAATCGTTTGTCGTTGTTCATAAGCATAATTTTATCAATCCTCCGAAGTACATTGCTACTGCCACAAACTCAACGGTGAACAAGGCATAGTCCTTCTGCTGCACTCCTGACCAAGCCCATAACCCGCTACCAATCAAACCAAACCACAGGTTCAATGGAAAGATGTTTAAACTGGTCAAGCCAATGCCAATCAGACAGAGGATAGTCCCAGTCCACTTCATTTCTTCTTAACTACTTTCTTTTTAATGACTAACGGTTCTTCAACGACAGTAACTGTTTCTTCTCTAACGGTTTCAAACATTGCTTCAAACAACTCTTGAAGTTCTGGCTCTAGCGCAGTCCATGTTGAGCCGTCGTTAAAGTGAACGGTGCGGTCAATGATGTACGTCACATTGTTTAGGTTCACCACTCGATTACCAATTCGTACAATAGGTTTATTCATTTGTTTCAATCCTTTTCAGTTCGTGTTCAATCATCTTCTGTGCGTTGCTGAGTGCCTTAATCAGTTGATTGCAGTCTTCAACGTGATAGTGTGCAACCACATCAGTGCCTAACACCTTGTAGGCTTCTAGCGTATCTCTAATCAGCTGCTTGAGTGTAGTTGTGAATTGCACTGCTTCATCGGCATCACCGAAGAAGAAACCGTAATCCACTGAACCGTTCTCAGCAATCCATACAAAGCCGTCTACTTTTACATTCTTACTCATCATTCATTCCTATGATATACATGGTTAGGATTCTTTAGCATAGATTTAATAAGTTCATCCATATTAAAGAACCATTGAATAAACATTCTTCCATCGGGTTCATAGATGGTAAAACTCATTTACCCTCCGCAATAAACTTGTCCACAGCGACATCAATCTCATCGCCAATCATCCAGCGCCACTCCGACATATCGCCATTACAGGCTATAACCGACGGTGCGACAATCTTAGGGTCAATATCCCACGACGCACTCTTGAGCCACCTGTAACGCTCTGCATCAGCATAGACAGCACGATTGTCTTGAATACGACCAAAGACATCCCGATTAAGGGTGCGCAGCCTGTCAATCTCTAAGCACAGTGCATTTATGTAGTTACGAGTAACAGAGTATTCATCTGTCTTGGCATACTGCCTTGCTTTTTCTACTAAGTCGTTGTTCATAGTGTGTCCTTAATTTCTAACATTCGTCCAGTTTTGCCATTATACAGCAATGCGCCACAGTTGCCAGTGTAACCGCTAAATCGGTTCTTGAGAACCCGCACAGATGTGGTATTACGCTCAATCATATCTTGTGCTTGACCATTACGCTCTAAACCAATCACAATGTCAGATAGTTGTGCAATCGCTCCTGAGCCACGCAGTTGCGCCAGCGATGTTGCCGCCCCTTCCTCATGTCCTTTGCTTTCCGGGCGCTTGAGGTGACTAACACAGATAAGACTGATTCCTGTTTCCTGTACCAGCATCCGCAACTTAGTCATTATGGAGTCCAGTGCTTTACGTTCATCACCCACATCACCGCCGCTAACGATAATGCTAAGGTGGTCAAGAAACACGTAACCACAGCCAAGACCTTTTGCCATGTAGCGCACTCGATTGACAATATTCTCCAAAGAAGTGCTACCAAAATGGTCAAACAAATAAATACGGTCACTTCCCAAAGTTCTATCAAAAGCATCTTTCAGTTCCTCCGGTGTTACTTCAACATCAGGTAAATGGATTGGTTTGTTTACTGCTAACGACATCAAAGACCGAGCTGTTTTTCGTACACCTTCTTCAAGAAACATAAGTCCAATGTTGTCATTGGTTTTGCACAGGATGTGCCATACAATTTCTCTAAGAAACTGAGACTTACCAAGTCCGCTTCCGGCTGTGACCATGACCAGCTCACCTTTCCTGATTCCGTAGGTGAGTTTATTGAGTTCTTCGTATGGATAATCACAATCAGCTTTCTCGATAGGAGCTGAGACCATATCCCAGAGGGTGTTACCTTGAATAATTCCATCAGGGACATAAGCCTCAGCACCCCACCAACAATCAATAAATTCCTTACCAGAGCCATTCGCCAAATAATCACACGCATCTTTGTATCCTTTCTTATGTTTCATTACCTTGACTTTGCCACCGAACAATTCAGCGACAGCCTGTGATGCCTTCTGTCCTGCTTCGTCAGCATCAAACGCTATAACGATGTTCTCGAATGAGTCAATCCATTCATACTGTGCTTTGCAGTCCTTTAAAGCGGCTGCTGCGCCGTTTCTAACGCTAACGCAAGGATACTTACTACCTTGCATCTGATACGCCGCCATAGCGTCCAGTTCACCTTCACAGACAGTCAAGTAGCGACCTGCTTTAGCAAAGAGTTGTTGTCCGAACAGCGTAGCGCCATTAAAGTCACCCGCAATGCTGAATTGCTTGTTAGCCACATCCCTAGTCTTAACTGCCGCTAGTGTGCCATCAGCATCATAAAATGGGTAATAGTGTTTGCCAGTGGCTTGTTTAACACCGTAGGTCAGGCAAGTAGCCGAAGTAATACCACGGTCAGCGATACTAGAATTAGTAGCAGAGTCATAAAATTGGATGTCCTTGTTCATTGGTTTAACTACCTTCATTGTTGTTGTTTCGCCATTGCTTGCGGTGTAGGTTTCGCACTTAAAGCAGTGGGTATGACCATCGTCATAGAGCGCATTGGCATTTGAACTGCCGCAATGCTCACACGGTAGGTGCTTTACGAATTTAGATTGAGTCATTAAACGACTTCCCCATCGCCTATGTCAATTTCCTGCATGATACCGTGACGGTGAATGTCCTCGATTGTCATGTTCTCAATCATGCCCAAGCAATCCATTTTACTATCGCCGTAGGCTGGTACATCATAGGTTACTGTTACTGTAAAAACCATATCGTATTCTTTTCTCATTTTTCATTTCCTTTCATAGTGCTTAATGAGTCAATCAAATCGTCAAATAAAATATTGTGCAACTGGCAATACACTTTAATCTTCTTCAATGCGCTTTTCTGTATCTCGTAAACCGTACTGGTGTGTAACTCCATAATAGCCGCTATCTCAGGCAAACTCATCTCATATTCATCTGAACTAAAACCTGCTTTCATATCATCTCCCATCTACTTGTATAACCCCATGACGAACCCGCCAAGGGTGT